AAGAAAGTCAATAAGAAAGAATACAACGTATTAGAAGATACACTCGCTAGAAGGACTTATGACGAGTCTGGCGATTACGTTGTAGATAACTTCCCAATTGAATTAAGAGAATACTGGCAGAGGACTGGCAATCAAGGTTTATATCCAACTAGAGTCGATGGCACTGTAGGTCCCCAAGGATTGTCACAAGAAGATGCAGAAGCAAAACTAGTTTCTGGTATGGGATCTGGCAAAGCATATGTCAGAGGATATGAGATTGTCAACAAAGAAACTAAATTCTTGGAAGTTGATAAGGCAAGAGATGTCCTTATCAAGGAAAATAATAAAATTAAAACTTATGGCACATCAGGATTTAATGTAACCAATCTTTATGGCACATTACCATTAAACTCTGAAGGTCAGCAACTATCATCATATCCAACAGTCTACATGTCTAGATTGTTTAATGATGGTTATCTCGGATATAATGGTGATTCTGGCACCAGAAAGACATTAGGAAGAAGAGGACAAGCACTCAAGTCTTCAGCAAAAACAAATTTAATTCATGATTATGGGGTAAAGACTATCTACCTCAGAGCAAAGTCTCCTGCAGCGGACTACAGCGCCATTCTAGGCACTAGATTGTGGTATGTATCAGACCTATCACAAACTCTTGCAGGCACCGCTGTTGACTATGTAGATGTTGTTGGTTTCTCCCAACTAACTAGACCAGATGATATTGGTGGCGAGATTTATCTAGAATTAACTGTCTTAGGCAATAAGAGAGATTTGGAATCAAAATTCCTAGAATATGATAATGGTGATTTCATTCCAACTGCGTTAGGTAACTCTGGTGGGTCTGATGTAAAGAGAAGACAACTATTTACAAGGACTACAGGAAATGCTACAGATGATGGTGATTTCCGAGCACAAAACTATTACTTCCAACAAAGTGGCACTCAAGTCCAAGTATCTGACTTGGAGTATGAAGTCCGTGTGGAAGGTGGTGTAAATGTATACATCGCTAAAGTAACTACTGTCACAGACCATGGTCTAGTAGCAGGAAACACGATTACAGTTGAAGGAGCTATCCCATCAAACTATAACACCACTGGTGCTAATGTTTTAGCAAACAACTTGTCATCGAAATATTTTGAATATACTTTAGGTGATGACCCTGGTTCTGCAGCATCTGGAAACATTGTATTAACTGTGCCTATTTCAGAAGGCAACAAGATTTTCCCATATGGTGAGATTGTAGATTACAGTGAATTGATTACACCTGTGATTGGTGTTTGTAAACCAAAGAATATCTCTCTTCTCAAGAGAGGTGATGGATTCAATCAAGAAACTGATAAGATTCTTTCAAAAGGTAGAGATGCTGCTGGCAATGAAGTTTATAATTCAATTTTTAAAGTTGAATACTTCAACCCTGTATTCTTCACAAAATTAGTATTAGATTCTCCAGTTACTGTAGGATTTACTGCAGGAAGATATGTAACTGGTCAAACTAGTGGAGCATATGCAGTTATTGAAGGATCTGCAGATTCTTCATATTCATCTTATACAACATTACATGTGAAGATGGTCTCTGGCACTTTTGTGTCAGGTGAGACTATTATTGATGAATCTGGTAACGTATTACGAATTGCAAAAGAAAATACTATTTCTCACTTTGTTGTAACTAAGAGAGGTTCACAATATACTCAGGCAACAGCAGAAGCATCTACAAAACCATTAAGCATTGATGGTAAATCATTCGATGTTTCTGTGGTCAAACCAATCATTGAAGGTGGTCGTGTCATTAGAATTGAAATCAATGACAGAAAAGCATTGAATAATGAATATGTTTCTGCACCTACTGCTATTGTGAATTTTGACGCAGGCACTCCTCCAACATCTGCTGTAGTTAAAACAGTTTTATTTAAAAATACAGTCTATACATATACGAATGAAAGCGTTAAGTCACTATTCTCAGAATTTGGAGATGGTGAAGTTAACAAGTTTACTGCCGACGTAGAAACTTTCGATACTACATACTCCACTAGTAAAGATGTTACTTCTTCTACTTTTGAGGGTGCTGAAGGCAAAAAGATTCTTACTTGTCTAGCATTCTCTGGCAATCCTACAATTGACCTACTTCCTGGAGATATTGTAGAGTTTGTTGATTCTACTGGTGTATTACGCAGAAACATTGTAGAGTTTGTCACTCCTCCAAGTGGATTGGTCAGAGGTCAAGTATATCTCGACACTGCTCTTCAGGAAGATGTATCGAATGCAACTCTCGTAAGAAAGAGAAACAAAATTTCTAATCCAGAAAATTCTTCTCTGTTGCTACCACTAGGATTTAAATCTGCTAGCAGTTTGATTCAGGATAGCGATGATACCAAGATTAGATACTATATTCGTAGAGATTTCGTTACTACATCTTCTACTTCTGGTGGTCAGATTACATTCTCTGCACAATTAAAGTTTGGCACACAGAGATTCATCGATTTTAGAGAAAGTAACTTCTTACTTACGGTTTTAGATAAAGGAAATTCCGACACTGGTCTGGAGAATGGTGATGTCATGTATATCACTGGGGACCAAGTGTCTGCATTGTCTTCTGGTGGCGTTTCTATTACCTTAGACAATCTAACCTTTAGGTCTGATGCATCCTCAGCATCAAATGTTGTATTGAAGTTAACTGCAACTATTGAGGTTGATAAAGCATCTCCTAAAACAAAGACTGCTATTAGAAACAAAAGAATCGTTGTCGTATCATCTGGTGATAAAGTCATTCCTTTCCGTGGATATGACTACGATGCCAAGACAGCAGATGTTATCTCATATGCAGACGCATTTGGTGTTTATGGTGCTGATATTAAAGTCTTTGAGGGGTCCGTATCCAATCCTCCTACCTTAGATGACCAAAACAATGTAATTGAAGGTTATGACGTAACCGAGAGATTTACATTTGATGATGGTCAGAGAGATACTTTCTATGATGTCTCTCGTCTTGTATTGAAGCCTGGTTTTGATGCTCCTGCTGGTCAACTTGTAATTGTCTTCAATTACTTCGAGCATTCTGCTGGCGATTTCTGCACTGTTGATTCATATCTTCTCACTGGTGTCTCAACAACAGATATTCCATACTTCAATTCACCTTCTCTAGGAAGAGTTTATCTTGCAGACTTGGTTGACTTCAGACCCAAAGTAGATGTTAACTCCATTATTTCTGGATTCCAAGACAAGGCATTACTAGCAAGTAATAATACTATTTCATTCAACGGGTCTGGTGGTATTCCTTCTGCAACACCTGCTCATGATGAGAATTTAGAATATACCTTCGGATTCAATAGTAAGCAGTATCTCGATAGAATTGATGGTATCTTCCTCAATAAAAAAGGAGACTTTATTGTCAAGAAGGGCAACTCTTCACTCAATCCATCTAAACCAGAATCTCCTGATGATGCGATTGCTCTATACTATCTCTTTATTCCTGCATACACGGAGAATGTTAAGGATATCCGTGTAACACCTGTTGATAATCGTCGTTATACGATGCGTGATATCGGTAAGTTGGAGAAGCGTGTTGAGCGTCTAGAGTATTATACTACTCTCAGTATTCTTGAGCAGCAAACATTCAATACACAAATCAAAGATGATATCGGTTTAGACAGATTTAAGTCTGGTATTATCGTAGATAACTTTGAGAATCATGCAGTAGGTAATCTAAAGTCATTAGACTATAAGTGCTCTATTGATACACAACAGTCTGTATTGACTGCTCCTACTGTAGAAAATTCTTATGGTCTACGAGAAATCTCTACCACCAATCAGGAAAGGTCTGTTGCTGGTTATCAGAAGACTGGTGAAGTATTAACTCTTCCATATGCAACTCAAGATTTTATTTACAATAAGTTTGCAACAGCAGATGGCAAGATTAATCCAAACCCATTTGTAGTCGTCCAATATGTTGGTGATGCTTCTATCTCACCATCTATTGACCACTGGTATGATAATACTCAGACTCCAAATATTTTAAACAATGATACAAAAGTATTCTCAGTATTTGTCAATAAACTAGATGCTAGAGAAGGTTATGCAAGTCTTAACAACTTCTATATTACTAACTGGGTTGGCACAAACAGAGCATTCTATAATATTAGCTCGCTGAATGACATCACTTCAAATACAGAAGCAAATGTTGTAGCAGCGACAGTTTCTACTTCTTCTAACATCAGTCCACAAAATAATGAGATTGGTAAAGGTATTACAACTACGTCAACTGCTCAAACAACTGTTGCTTCTTCGTTGCAATTGTATGCAAGATCTAAAGCAATTAAGTTTAATCTAAGAAGACTAAAACCAAATACTAAATTCTATGCATTTATTGATGGTAGAAACGTAGCACGTTATGTCTGTCAAGATGTCAAGTATACAGGTATTCCTGGAAATTCTCTTGGTCCATTCGGTGTAAATGAAGATGGGTCTTCTATCAAGACTGATTCAAATGGTGACGCTAGTGGTCTATTAATTTTCCCAGCTGGCACACCACCTCTCCAAAATTCTTCTTGGACGGGTGACATTAATAGTGTTGCTTATGAGTCTGAAGGCGAAGAATTAAACTTCACTACTGGAATCAAAACTATTAGATTTACTACTAGCGAAGAAGATTTAAATGACGATTCTGTAGATAGTTTTGCAGAGTGTAAGTATTATGCTACTGGCACTTTCCCGAATCAACCAGCATCTATCATTTCTACTATCCCATCATTCCTCAAAGGGTCTGAAGGAGTCCAGTTTATTGATAACGCATCTACACAAGCAAAACCAAGTCCACTATCTCAAACATTCCGTATTGAGAATATGGATGGCGGATGTTTCGTTACTGATATTGATTTATACTTTGCTCAAAAGAGCTCTACCTTGCCAATTAGAGTATATCTAACAGACACAAACTCTGGTAAACCAGGCACACATGTTATTCCTGGCACTGAAATTGTTAGGTCTTCAGATACTTATTTGAGAATCTATGCTAGCGGAAGTCTAGATTTGTTAGTTGGTGAAACAATTTCTGGATTCATTTCTGGTGTTAAAGGTGTTGTTAAGGAGGTAGTTGACCAAAATGGCAACAAACTCCTACCCACTCTTCAGAATACTGTCAGAATAAACAATGACCAAGTTTATACTTTAGTCCTCTCAAACTATACCAGCCTCGATGGTAGTGGATTCCAACCAAATGAAGGTCTTTCTATTCCTTCTCTATCTGAATTCAATACTCTCAACAATACTACCCTAACGGTAACTATTGCAAAAGATTCTGGTAGAATCGTTTCTCTCAATATTACTGATTATGGTGAGGGATATGATTCAGCAACTCTAGTCATTCAAAGTCCACAACTTCCTGGCGGTAGTGTTGCGACTGCAAACGTATTCATCTCAAATGGTGAAGTATTTGATACCTCCATTCTTCTAGAGGGATCTGGATACACTGATGCTCCTTCTATTATCCTAAGACCTAATGGGTCCATTAGCAGAGAAGCAGTCATCGAGCCAGTGCTTGAGATTGATACACCTGCAGTTAGAATGGGTGTTTCTGTTGACCCACAAGACGGTCAAACTCTAGATTCTGTATCACCAACTAGATTTAAATTTGATTACCCAATCTATCTCCAGAATAATACAGATTATTCGTTGAGTATTGAAACAGATTCAACTGACTATAGATTGTGGTCTTCACGACTTGGTGAAACAGATATTTCTACTTCACAAGTTATTACACAGCAACCTCTACTTGGGTCTGTATACAGGTCTCAGAATGTTGATGCATGGACTGAAGATTTAAGTCAAGACATTAAGTTTGTTATGAAGAGAGCAGTGTTTGTGACTGACACTCCAGCAAACATCAGATTGACAAATGAAGAGTTGGGATACGAGTTATTGGATTACAACCCAATTCAAACAGACGCTTCATCTAATGATAGTGCTGATTCTCCTCTATTCAGAAATAACAATAAGATTATCAAAGTCAATCATCAAAATTCTGGTTTTGAAGACTCTGGTAAATCATATGTCACATTCCGTCAGGCATCTGATGTTGGTGGCATTGAAGGAGAAACAATCAACTCTACGCTATATCAAGTTTCCAACTCTGGATTAAATTCTTACAATATTACTTCACCACTTGGCGCAGGGTCTAGCACTTTTGGTGGTGGTAGTAATGTGCTTGCTTCTTATAATAGAAAGTATGAAAAACTATATCCTAGAATTGGTTATCTTTCATTCAGTGAAACACCATTCAATGTGAATGTTAAGACAACTAATATCATTCCACAGGATTCAACAGGCACTAACTATGTCTCATATCAGCAGTCTGACTATGAGACAACATTCTTGAATGAAGAGCATTTCTTTGATAACCAAAAAGTCATTGCATCTACATTCAATGAAGTCAAGAATAGCATTGAGGAATCTCTAGAGTATAAGTTTACTTTCTCTACTACCAAAGATAATCTCTCTCCTGTTATTGACTTAAGGTCTTCTTCCGTGAAGTGCATTTCTACTCAAGTTGATAAACCAAAAGGCAATGAAATTAGATTTGGTAGAAGATTCAAGTTACTTTCTTTCTACCCTGTTTATAAGTTTAATGTAACTAATCTTCCTGTTGACCA